CCACGGTGCCGCGAGCGCCGCCGACCAGGGTCAGGGTGGCGGTGACGTCGATCGAGTAATTGACCTGCACGTCGCGCGTGGACGACAGCTGGAAGCAGGTATTGAGCAGCGGCGTGCGGTAGGCGAAGGCGCGGGGCAGCTGGGCGGCCGGAATGCTCGGGCGGTTCACCAGGTCGTTGTAGTTGCCCGTGGTGGCCACGGCCGCGAAGGTCGGCTTGCCAGTCAGCTCGGCGTAGATGCCGCTGAAGAGCGCCGGGCGGCCGGTGAGGTCGCCATACGCGCCGGACAGCGCCACCGGCGCCAGCCCGGTCAAGTCGCCCGCCTGGCCGGTGAGCGCCACGGTCTTGAGCACTGGCTTGTTGAGGATCTGGGCGGCGCCGCTGGTCGCGTTCCAGTCCGCATTGACCTGGCCAGCCTGGGGCGCCGTGTTCAGCACGCCGTTGACGATGCCAAGGCCGCTGCCCAAGGTGACCACACTCGGCAGCAGCGTCACCGGGTTGAAGTAGAAGAGGGCGTCCTGGGTTGGCCAGTGGATCAGGCGGTTGACCGGGCCATTGTCGATGCTGTTGGACTGCACCAGGCGCAGGTCGTACGGGTCAGCATAGGCCGGCGAGCAGGCGGAGCACAGCGCCAGGATGAAGCAGATGGATGCGGCGATCAGTTTTTTCATTTTTCTCTTTCAGGGGTGGGTGATCAGCTGAGCGACAGCACGTCCCAGGACGTACCGTTCGACTGGATCTCAAGCGCCTGCCACTGGCTGCTCAGGCCCATCGTGGTGGCGCCGTCGATCACTTCGGTGCCTGCGGGGTCAACCGTGACCGTGTTCGCGCTGGCGTCGATCTTCTTCACGGCCAGCACCAGGCCGGCGCAGCTGGCGGCGGCCGGCAGGTTCACGGTGATCGCGCCGGCCGCCGCGTTGCAGCGGATCGTCGAGTCGCTGGTGGTGGCCGTCGTCGTCGCGGCGACAGTGCGCGAGCTCAAGCGAACGCTGCTGAATGCCGGCGTGGAAACGATCCATGCCCCGCGTTGCATCACTGCCCCTCGCCTGGGGTGATCGACAGCGCGGCCGTGCCGCCGTTGCGGCAGACGGCGCTGATCCAGTTCGGCGCGGCGTCGTAGCCCATGCTGAAGATCTGGTCGGTGCCGGGCGGTACCGGGGTGCTGGTCACGGCACCAGGGGCAGCGCCCGGGATGGTGGCCAGGACGGCCGCGCTGGTCCCGATCGCCACGAAGGCGACGTTCGGCCCCTCGTTCACGATGCGCACGCCGTTTGCACGAGCGCCCATCTGGACAGCCGCGCTGGCGGTGCCGGTGGCGCTGATGCCGAAGGTCTGTGCCTGTGCGCTGAAAGGGGTCTGGTTCATTCCTGTGGCTCCTTGGATGCGCCGAAGCGCGTGATCTCGACGGTGACGGCGCCGCTGTGCTTCACTTCCTGCTTGTCGCGCCAATGCTCCGGATCGCGGTTCTTGAGCCAGAAGATCACCGCGGTGGTATCAGGCGGGTATTGCTTCCGGATCGGGGTCTTGACGATTTTTCCGTCGATCACCCGGATGTCGACGTCGTCGTGCTCGTAGCCGGTGGCCCTGGCATACAGGCTGCGCACCACGCGGTCGTCCGCTTCGACCTTGCCGCTTTTTATGGCGTCGCAAAACTCCGGGTGGTCCGATTTCCAACGGTGGATCGTTGCCACGTTCACACTGAAAAAATCGGCGATCTCGATATCGGTGGCGCCGAGCTTGCACAGCTTCTCCGCCTGGGCCGCGTAGCCCGGCTGGTATTTCGTAGGTCTTGCCATTTCGTTCGCCCGAGTAGTCGTGCGGTTCAGGCACAAAAAAGCCGCTGAGACTTGCGCGTCAGCGGCTCGTATCGATCCAGAATGCAAAAAGCCCCGCGTCATCGCTGACAGCGGGGCTCGTTATCTCTTCCAGAGACGCCGCGGGCTCCCATCTGGGAACCCGCGCGCGTCTTGATCGACGGAATTAAGTTGTAGCTTGGAATTTACTGCTGAGATTGCGGACAGTCAATATATTTCGGTAGGGAATGTTGTGTTTCGACATAATGAAGCCGCGCGTACGATGGCGCGGCAGGTAGCGATCGAGACGTCGCCACCCTTTGGCTCTGAGACGTAGATGTTGGGGCCGCACGCAACAGTGACGTCACCAGTGATGCGATGACCACGCGCTTGATAGTCGACTTGCATCTGTAACGCTGCCATCAGGTCCAGTGCATCATCGCGATGCACCAGCGGGTTCCATGCATACGTGACTGAGCCATCCTCGAAGTGCAGGTTCCCGTAGCCCTCGCCGTCAACCTCCACGAACTGAGCGCCGAGTGCGCGTGCGGCCAGCACCAGCAGCTCGCGGTCGGCTGGCACGATCTCCTTTCGCGGCAAGCCGGGCATCTCGTCCTCGTCGTCGTTCTCCTCGCTCCATTCACCGCTCATCGTCGCTCCCTTGTTGAGCTGTCAATTCTACCGCGCGCTGGGCCGCTCGAAACTGTTTAACGAACTCGGTCGCAGGGTGGTGCGGGATCCGCATCTTCCTGCACACCACTTCGGGTGGCAGGGCGCGGATGTAGCACCAGTACAGCATCATCCGGTGGTTCGTTTCCAGGGTGCGCATGGCGCGCTCGATGCAATCGGCGTCGGCCTTGTCGACTCGGCGCCTGTCGTCGCTGGGGCTGCTGGAGCCCTCGACATCCTTGCGCATACGGTCGAGATCCTTGCCGAGGCGCGAGATGCCGGGTTTGTGGTCGCCGGCGCCGACGCAGTGCGCCCAGTTCTCCAAGCGCCAGCCGATGTCGCGGCGTTCGGTCACTCGCGGGCCTCCCGTGGCGCGGTGCGGACGATCTCGTACATGTTCGCTCCCCAGGTCCGCTCGTCGCTGACATCGACCTCGGTCCAGTAGGCATGGAGCGCCTTCTCGGCGTCACGTAGCTTGGCCAGCGCAGCCTCGCGCAGCGCCTTGATCTTCGGGTCATCGGAATAGATCACGCTGCCTCCCCGGCAACCTCGATCACGCGCACCAGGGCGCACGGCGCTTCGGCGTACCGCTTCTCGAGCATGATGCGCACGACCTGGGCGTCGTCGCCCCACACGATGCCGTTGCAGCCGTCCTTGATCCCCTTGAGAACGTTGTCGGCGTCGGGTTTCTTCGTGGCGCAGATCGAGCCAGCGATGGCGGCCTCGCGGCGCTTCTTCGACCAGCTGGCCGGGATCTGCAGGTTGAGCGTGACCGTCAGGGCGACCGGGCGCGCCGTCGGCAGCACGCCGCACATCGCGGTGGTCGCCGCCAGCTTGACCAGGTTCTCGTAGCTGGCGGTCTTGGCTGGCGTATAGGCGACGACGTTCGCACCGCGGCGCGCGAACTTGGGTCGGCCCTTTGCAACTGGCTGGCCGGGGACGGTGAAGGCGATCATCATGGTTCAGGTTCTCTCGGTGTCGTTGGAGTCGTCGCCCGGGCTGGCCGGGCGCGATGAGGATTACGGCGCTGCCTTCTTGGTTTTCTTCGGCACTGCTTCGGGCTGCGGTTCGGCGCCAGCCGCGGTTACCACCTGGTCGGGGGCCTCGGCCTGTTCCGGCGATACGTCGGGCAGCGGCTCGGTGCCAGTTGCCGTCACGCCGTCCGGATAGGCCTTTTCGGTCAACTGGGTGAGCAGCGGGGTAGGCTCCGGCATCCAGCCATCAGGCACGATCAGGCGCACGACGTCGGGGTCCGTGTCCTCATGCTTTTTCGCCTGCTCGAGCTGGTAAGGCATCCATTCGGCGAAGAAGCCCTGTTCCGGACGGTCGTTGCCGTCCTGGACCAGCGGCACGAAGGTGCGCGGGTGCGGGATGCCGGTAGCGTCGAACACGGACAGGTTCAGCACCTCGTTGCTGTGCACGTAGGTGATGATGCCGGCGAAGGGCTGCTCATCCAGCGAGCCGACGGAGCGGACCAAGACGATGCGGCCGATGGTGGGTTTGATCATGGTGTTGCCTTTCGGTAGTGGGTGGTCAGAAGGTGGTCGGCTGCGCGATGCCGCGGATCACGGCCATGAAGCCGCGCTGCAGGTCAGTGGCGCCGATGCTGATCCAGCGTTGGTCGAGCGACAGCGCAGGCGGCGAGTCGCTGGTGGCCTGGCCGGTGTGCTGGCGGAGCTTGGCGATGTAGGCGCCGCACTGCTCGGCCAGAGCCTTGCCCGCGTTCATGAGGTCGATCTCCTCCTGGGAGAGGTCGCGATAGCCTTTGATCTTCTGATGCTGGTTGTCCATCTGGGAATGCCTTTCAGGTTGGTGCTGCGTTAGCGCTGACGCGCGAATTGGTCTTCGTGGGCGCGTTGCTGAGCGCGCCTGGTTTGCCATGCCCCTCGCTCGTTGAAGAGCACGCATGGCCGATCGGTCGACAGGACGTCCTTTTCCCATCCCTCGCAGTAGCCGGACCGCTCGATGCCTTCGTCCTTGCGGGCCGGGGCGGGGAAGCGGGCGCACATGCCGCAGGGCTGGTGGTCGCGGTTCATGCCGCCTTGTCTCCGTTGCGTTTCGCGCGCTCGTAGGCTTCGACGCGGGCTTGCCAGTCGTCGTAGCTTTCGTCGGTGCCCTTGGGATCCAGGCCCTGGGGCCTGCGTGCCGGCGCTGGTGGGCCAGACGGGGCGATGCTTGCCGCCGGCGCGGCCTGCTTTTGCAGAACGGTCTGCACGGTGCTGTCGAGGTAGACGAGCCCGATCACCTCGTCAGGCTTGAACCTCCTGGCTCTGGCAATGGCCACGGTCAGCAGGTCCTTCGTGATGCGGGGATCCGCGGCCCAAGCGAGCACGATGGGCGCGCTTGCGGTCGCCTCGATGCTCTCCTCCCGGAGTGCTGCCACGATGGCTGAGGTCCGTTTCGACTCTCGAGGTTGGTCGTCGTCGTCGCGGTGCTGAGCGGCACCAACTTCGGTTGAGGCTTGAGACGACGACGATAAGGTCTTAGAAGTTAACTCTCCCTTCTTCTCTCCCTTACACACCGTGACAGGCTGTGACATGTCACGCCCGTTATCCGTGACATGCTCAGGTGGATCTTGTGACAACTGTTGAGCGGCGAGGGCGCGTAATGCCTTCGTTGACACGTTCCAGTCAGGCACAATGCCGTGACTTCTCAGCACTTCGAACAGCGCCTTACGATCCTCGCGCTCACGTGCTTTTCGCTCTGCGTCGGCACTGCGCTTGTGATTGAATTCCTCGCGACCTGGCAGCGCGGCGAGCGCCTTCTCGGCCACGACCGGGTGATACCAGCGATCATCCGAGCACAGGATCCAGCCACGCATGGCGCCTTCCTTGATGCGCTTCCACTTCGCCGCGTTGCCGGATAAGTACGCCAGCACCATGTCCTTGTTCGGCAGGCTGGCGGCCGGCACCTGGGTCCAGCTTTTGCACCAGAGCGCAACAGCTGCCTTGAACTCATCGCCGGTCGTCTCCGCAAACATGTCGGAATCGATCAGGCGGATGACGTCCAACGGCATGTAGGGCAGGCCGCGCAGGTCGCAGTCGGCTGGGGTGAGGGGAGCCGGCAAAGCGCCGGCTTCATTCGGCGTCATGGCGCTGGCGCCTCCGCCAGCTGCTCGGCGCGCCATTCCAGGATGCAGCGGTCCCACTCGGCCTGCCATACCTCGATCGCCGCGGTGCAGTGCCAGTTGAAGTTGTGTTCGTCGCGGCCAGCGCCACGCTCAAAAGCGGTGCGCGCCTTGGCGGCGATCATGTCGCGGGAAACGATCGAGGTATCCATCATTCCACCTTCCCGGCGCGGTACTTCTCGACCGCTTCGGCCAGCTCGAGGTTACTCACCTCCAGGCGACCTTGAGCGCGGCGCTGCTGCTCCGCTGGTGCGACCTGAACCGCCTTTCGTCGATCGGCCCAGTTGCAGGCCTTGACGATTACCTTCGTTGCCGCCTTGCTGTCCAGTGCTACATTGCTCATTGCTTCAATTCCTTTCTCGGCCTGGCGCTTCGCTGGGCCATCTTTTTTCCTGCTCGTGGCGCAGTCGGAAGCCATTAAAGATTCCTCCGGGCGCCGCCCTTTGCGCTGCAAGCGCGGTTCGCCGGGCGGCCGACACCCCGGCAATGTCGGGATTCCTTCGGGCGGGCCGGCGGCATACCATGCTGCTGTAGAGCGGCATTGCCCAAGCCGCGGTACCAGGTCGACAGGCCGATGCCGAGGGCTTTGCACAGCGTCTTTGCTGCGTTCTTCTCCTCATCGTTGACGAGGATCTCGATCGTGGTGGTGCGTGCTGCGTGGTTCATGTACTTCTCCGTGGTGATGCGGGTTACGTGGGTCGGCGGTGTGCCGGCTGGTGATGCTGGTTGCGTAGGAAATGTCCTGCGTGCAACTTTTAGGACATGCGAAAAAGCCGCGGGTTACTGCGGCTGGGCTGGGGTAGGGGACTGGACGGCCAGCTCGGGCCAGATGCGCTGCCAGTCGTGCGGGAACATCTCGCGGCGCGACACCAGACCGCCTGTCGCGGTCTCGATCGCCGCGCCATAGACGACCGGAATCGGTCTCGTTCCATCGGCCCAGCGACTTACGTCTGGGGCATGCGCACCGATGGCCTTAGCCAGGGCCGCCTGTCGGCCGCGCTCTTGAGAGAGGTAAGTTTTGATGTCCATAGCAGCAGCATATAGCGAATCGCTAAATATCGTCAATAGCGAATCGCACATTTCAATGTTTAGCGATTTGCTATGTAATGCTCGGATGCAAACAAATGATGAGATCCGCCGCGAGAACCTTGAGGTCGCCATCAAGCGCCTTGGGACAGCTGCGAGGCTGGCCGAGGCAGCGGGGACGTCGGCCGCCTATCTGAGCCAGATCCGCAACCGGACCCCAGACAGCAAGTCCGGCACGCCCAAGATGATGGGTGACGCCATGGCCCGCAGAATCGAAGCGGCTCTGGGCGAGCCTGAAGGCTGGATGGATAGATCTCACCTGTTCAAAGGTGGGGAAGAGCAACAACCGAAGATCCCGAAGGTATTTGATGAAAACGTGTCGCCTGCGCTACTTGGTACGCGCTCAATCCCAGTGATATCCGCAGTGCAAGCAGGCGCACTCAGGGACATGGAAAGCCCATACGAGCCAGGTGACGGGTATGCAGTCGAGTACACCGACGACGCTAAGCTTTCGCGCTGGGCGTTTGGTTTAGACGTTGAAGGTGATTCGATGGAGCCTAGGTTCCATCCGGGCGACCGTCTAATTGTTGACCCAGAGCGGCAGCCAAAGCCAGGAAGTTTTGTAGTCGCGCGCAATGGAAGCAATCAGGCAACGTTTAAGAAATATCGACCGCGGGGAATTGACGCACAAGGGAACGAAATCTTCGAACTGGCACCACTGAATGAAGATTATCCGACGATGCGTAGCGATACAGAAAAGCTGACGATTATCGGAGTCGTTACCGAGGTTCGGCAGAAGTTAATCTAATACTGTTGGTGAGGTGATATGAGCACTCTATGGAGGTTTGGAGGGGCTGACGTTCTTCGAGGTTGGATGGCATGCAAAAACGTATGCCAGTCGACATTTCGTCTAACTAACGATGCTGTTGACGGCGTATTTGGCATCATTCTTATCTCTGTACTTCTAGCATTGTTGCTGGCATTTAAAGCGGTATTTTCACTGATCAAAGACTTATCGCTACTCTTTTTAAAGCACTGGTGGGTACTTCTAATTGTCGCTGCCTACTATATCTACAAGAATTTTTATAACTAATTGCGTTCTAGTGAGAAGAGATAATGGATCAAATTGAAGTGCTCAAGCATCGTATGGACGCTATTGCCGGGACTCAGCAGGCCATGGCGGTCGTACTTAATTTAACCCTCAGTCCGTATCGCGGTAATCAACAAGTCGCGGCAGCTGTAGAGAAAGCATTCGAACAGCAACGCTCATCCTTATTAGCATCATCTTCATCCGACTATATGATCAGAGGATTTGATGAGATTGCAGAAACTCTACTAGAGGTTTTACGTTCACCTGCTTAGGCGACGGGCCATCATCTTCCGTGCTTCTCAGTAGCGCTACCACCCAGCCCGCCTCGAGCGGGTTTTTTTTCGCCCTGTCCCCGGGTCGGCGCTAACCGAAGCGCTAAGGCATACATCACTCTACCGCAAATATTTAGCGCATCGCTACATCTTTCACTTGACGTACTTTAGCGATTCGCTATAAAGTAACTCCATCGCAACGAGCCCAGCAGGGCAGATGGAGACCAGCATGATCCGCCTCATCCCCAAGCACTACACCCGCCGCGACCTGGTGATCGACCTGGTGACGATCGTCTGGGCCGGCGCCGCCGTGGGGTATTGCCTCAGCCTGATCGGGAGCATCTGACCATGCGCCACGACGACGCCGAAGCCTTCGAGGACCGCGTACACGAGCTGACCGAGCAGAAGCTGGGCGCCTGGCGTGACCTGGTCGCCGCCGGCAACGCCGCGGCCCTGCGCGAGCTGACCTACACCGGCCTCAATGCCCTGTCCGAATCCGAATGCGATGCGATCTTCGCCCAAGCCGTGGTCGACCCGGCCGGCGCCGGCGCGCGCTTCTCGGCGACCGTGGCGAAGGCGATGCACGACCAGTGCGAGGAAACGGCGCGCCAGCAGGCCGACAGCGAATGGAAGCACGGCGCCGAGCTGCGCGGCGCGTTCCATGCGGAAAGCCGCCAGTGGCATCGCGAATACGAGAAGGTGCACCGCTGAACGAATAGGAGCGCCGCGCCCCTCAACGCGCGGATTGCCCTGCACTCGGGTCAGCAAATTGAGGCAGTGGGATCTGAAATGCCCTGGCAGCCGAGAACAGAACGGCACCACACGACAGAGGACGCACGTAAGCGCGTGCAGCTCTCAGCGCAATCAAAGCTGGGGTCTCGCGGCGCCCTCCGGGGTAGCCGAGCTGGGGTAGCGACCAGCCCTCTGTCGTGTGGTGACCGCATGACTGGATCCGGCCGGATAGTACCCCGTCCGTTAAAGCCGACTGCCTTATGGCGTCCGCACGTACGTCGCGGTGAAGGTAGCCCGGCCACCACACGCGGGGAAGCATGGAGCAGGACAGTTCCGCGTAAAGGCAAAGCCATGCAGCAGTGCGATACGGCGGTACCCAGCCCGCGCCGGAGACGTAACCGGCACCCAACAACAACCGCCGGCGGCGCCGGCCAGAACGAGGAGCAGCATGGACGTCACCTACATCGAGTTCCTGTACCCGGGAACCTTTTTCGCCGAGAGCAGCAACAGGCCGGTACCGAGCCGTGCTTTGCCCGAGGCGATCCCGGGCCAGGCCACCGGCTACCGCTTCTTCACGCGCAACGAGGTGGAAGTCGACGGCGAGAAGCTGGTCGGCAAGCCGAAGGACTACAGCGGTTGGACCTACTTCGGCAGGGAATACAGCGCCGAGCAGGTCGCGGCTCTGGAGGGTGACCACGTGCGCATCCTCCGCGACAACGTGCGCATCAACGGCTGGACACGCATGGTGCAGACCACTTACGGCAGCTGGTACAGGCTCGAAGACGGCGATCGCGTGGTGGCTGATGCAGATGTGGAGCGTGCCCAATGACCGCCGCCCGCATCGCGCGCCGCCTGGTGCGCAAGATCGTCAAGCCGGCCGCGCTGTGGTGGAACGAGCGCGCGCTGCGCGAAGCCGAAGACCAAGCCGACTTCTACGCCCACCTGCGCCGCAGCGTCCCGCCGCTCGAGCGCAACCAGCGCGAGCGCGCCGTGCAGCTGATCGGCCGCCGCAACACTATCAGGAGCTGGTAATGATCCGCCACATTTTGAACCAGTACGCGCTGTCCCTGCGCGCCGGCTTCGGCCCGCGCAAGGCTGCCGCCCGCGCCCTGCGCACTTATTTCACCGGCTTTTAACCACCAAGGAAACCATGAACGAGCTGACCACCCAGGGCGAACCGACGTTCTCCCTTTCCCCGCGCAACCTGGCCGAGGCCATGGATTTCGCCAAGATCATCGCCTCCTCGGACATGGTGCCGAAGGACTACGTCAACAAGCCGGGCAACGTGCTGGTGGCAGTGCAGACCGGCGCCGAGCTGGGTCTCAAGCCGATGCAGTCGCTGCAGGGTATTTCGGTGATCAACGGCCGCCCGAGCATCTGGGGTGACGCGATGCGCGCGCTGGTGATCAGCCATCCCGAGTTCGAGGACCTGCATGAGGATAAGCAGGATGCCTACTGCACCGTCACCCTCAAGCGGCGCGGCCGCTCGGCTGTGATCAGCACGTTCACGATGGAAGACGCCAAGAAGGCCGGCCTGGCCGGCAAGTCGGGGCCGTGGCAAACCGCGCCGAAGCGAATGCTCCAGATGCGCGCCTTCGCTTTCGCCGCCCGCGACCTGTTCGCCGACGCGCTCAAGGGCATCAGGTCGATCGAGGAAGTGCGCGACTACCCGGAAGGCGATCGGGTCGAGCGCGACATCACCCCGGCCTCGGCGCCGGCCGCCGCGGCACAGGTGACCCAGGCTCTGCCGCCGTGCACGCCGGAGAAGTTCGCCGAGAACACGCCGGCGTGGCGCGACCTGGTCCTGTCGGGCAAGAAGACGCCCGCGGCGCTGATCTCGATGCTGGGCACGAAGACGGTGCTGAGCGAAGACCAGAAGCTGACGATCGATAGCTGGGCCCACGAAGGCGAATAAGGAGAAAGCCATGCAGATTCACGACCTCACCCAAGGCAGCGCCGAGTGGAAGCAGTATCGACTCGAGAAGGATGGCGCCAGCGAGGCGGCCGCAATGCTCGGCATTTCCACGCTGATGAAGCGTAACGAGCTGCTGCACATGAAGGCCACCGGCACCGCCCAGGAATTCAGCGACTGGGTGCAGAAGTACATCCTCGACTACGGCCATGAGGTCGAAGCGTTGGCTCGCCCGCTGGTCGAAGAGCTGATCGGCGAAGACCTCTATCCGGTCACCTGCTCCGACGGTCGCCTGTCGGCGTCGTGCGACGGCCTGACGATGGGCGAAGACATCGCCTTCGAGCACAAGCAGTGGAACGAGGCTCTGGCGGCCGCCGTCACCGCTGGCCAGCTGCCGGACGAGTACATGCCCCAGTGCCAGCAGATCATGATGGTCACCGGCGCCGGCAAGGTCATTTTCGTCTGCTCGGACGGCACGCGCGACAACCTGGTGTACGTGTGGGTGCAGCCCGACGCGGCATGGCAGGCGCGCATCCGCGACGGCTGGAATCAATTCGAGCTCGACCTGGCCGAATACCAGCACGTCGAGGTGCTGCCGGCGCCGGTTGCCGCTGCGGTGCAGGACCTGCCGGCGCTGTCGATCCGCGTCGACGGCCAGCTGACGCTGAACCACAACCTGGTCATGTTCGGCGAGAAGCTGCAGGCGTTCATCGCCGACATCGACACCAGCCCGAGCGATGACCAGGCGTTCGCCGACGCCGAGCAGGCGATCAAGGTGATGGAGCGCGCCGAGACCGCGCTGGGCGCCGCCGAGGCTTCCGCGCTGGGCCAGATCTCGACCGTCGACGACATGGTGCGCACGGTCGCCAGCTACAAGGAACTGGCCCGCAAGACCCGGCTGATGCTGGAAAAGGTCGTCAAGGCGCGCAAGGAGACGATTCGCGTCGAGATCCAGCAGGGCGGCAAGGACAAGGCCGCCGCGCACATCGCCGCGCTGAACGCTCGCCTGGGCAAGCCGTATATGCCGGCGATCTTCGTCGACTTCGCCGGCGTCATGAAGGGTAAGAAGACCCTGGCCAGCCTGCGCGACGCGGTCGACACCGAGCTGGCGCGCTTCAAGATTGAGGCGAACGCCATGGCCGACCGGATCCAGGTGAATCTGGGCACGCTGCGCGAGCTGGCCGGCGCGCATGCGTTCCTGTTCGCCGATACGCCTTCGATCGTGCTCAAGGCGGCTGACGACCTGACCGCCCTGGTCAAGCTGCGCATCGCGGAGCACGAGCAGGCCGAGGTGAAGAAGGCCGAAGCCCTGCGCGCGCAGATCGCCGAGGAGGAGCGGGTGAAGGCCGAGAAGGCAGTGGCGGACGCCGAGCGCGCGCGCGTCGCCGCCGAGACGAAGCGTCAGCTGGACGAACAGGCCGCCCGGATCGTTGCGGAGCGCGCGCAGGACGAAGCAGCGCGCGCAGCGGTCGCCGCCAGCGCAGCGTCGGCCGCCGTGGCCGAAACCCCAGAGACCGACCCCGACTTCCTGGAAGTGCCGGCCGCCCTGGCCGTGCTGGGCACCCAGGTGACGCCGATCGACGCGGCGCGCGCGCCAGCGCCGGCCGACGAGCCGCTGGTCCGCCTCGGCCAGATCAACGAGCGCCTGGCCCCGATCGCGTTGACCGCGGACGGCCTGAGCCGCCTGGGCTTCGCGCACGTCATGACCGATAAGGCGGCCAAGCTGTACCGCGAGTCGGACTTCCTCCGGATCTGCGCAGCGCTGCAGCGTCACATCAGCGGCGTTGCCCAGGCGAAGGCGGCGTGACATGGCTGGCCAGGGCGCATGCCTGTGGACCGTCCTGCGCTGCCGCGAGCAGGATTTCCAGCGCTTCCTCGGCGTCGACGGCGAGACCGCCGCCGCGCGCCGGGTGAAGGAGCTGTGCGAGATCGAGTCGCGCGCGCAGCTCGACCGGGATCCGGCCGCGGCCGCGCGCTGGGACCGGATGCGCCGGCGCTACCAGCAGTACCTGCAGGACCAGACCACCAACCACGATTGACCCTACAACAACAGAGGCAGAAGACATGAAGAAAGCAACCCAGAACACCAACCTGACCCGCAACGCAAACGGCTATGGCGCGCTGCCGGGCTTCGCGGATTTCGCCCTGCCGGATGAGGATCTGGCGTCCGGCGCCGTCGTCAACGGCAGCGAAGTGCATGTGGTGCGCCTGATCGACGACGACAGGAGCGCCGAGGCGGTTGCCATCAGCGCGGGCTGGCTCAGCGGTAACAACGACATCAGCGCCTGGACGCCGCCGGCGCCCGAGGGCGACGACTGGCGCCTCGCCGCGGTGCTGGAGCACGAAGAAGGCCCGTTCGCCGTCTTCGCCCGCCCCGGCCAGCACGGCATCGTGGACGGCAAGGCCTACGCCCAGGAGTTCCTGCTGGGCGCGATGATCAAGGCCGCGACGAAGCACATGAGGACGCTGTCGAAGCCGTGGATCGAGTTGAAGGAGGGCGAGCAAAAGCGTGTGCTGGCCACCGTGCAACAGGACTGCCGCGAGGCCGTGCGCGACGCGATCGACATCATTGCCAGCAACGCGCGCATGACGTTCCCTGCCGCGGTCGACCAGGTCGTTTTCAAGGACGGCGTGAAGTGCGTGTTGACGCTGGCGAAAGGCGACTGGGCACACAGCCTGGCTGATGCCGAAGGCGGTTTCGTCACGATCGTGATCGAGGAGCGCTCGAGGCTGCTGGACGAGGGCGACGCCCTCAACGTCGATCCGGACCAGAAATCGCTGCTGGCGGAGGCTTGACCATGGCGCGCGGACCTGTCCAACCCGGATCCCTGGGAAGCAAGCAAGAGCAGATGGCCGCGCGCGCCGCCAGCGTGGCGCGCGTGAAGGAGCTGCTGGCGGCCCAGCCGATGACGGCCGCCGAACTGGCCCGCGCGCTGGTCAACGAGCTGAAGATCGTGCAGCCGACCGCGCTGGGCTACCTGCGGCACATGCACAAGGCCGAGCGCAGCATCCGCCCTACGGGGGAGACGCGCGGCCGCGCCGAGCTGTGGACGCTGGGCACCGACCCGGCGCTGGCGGATCCTGATGAGGTGCTGGACCGCATGTTCGCGGCGAAGCGCGCTACCGTGCCGGCGTGCCAGGTGGGCATGTGGCGGGATCCGCTTGTGGCGGCGATGTTCGGGCCGGCCCAGGGAGCTGCGGCATGAATCAGGCGGATATTTTCGGCGCCGGCGCGCGCCGCCTGCAGATGACGGAATCGATCGAGCTGACGATCCAGTCGCTGCAGGCCTATGGCGCCGACCACGATCACTGGGGTGTGGCCTGGTCCGGCGGGAAGGATTCGTCGGCCACGCTGACCCTGCTGATGTACCTGATCGACGCCGGCAAGATCCCGCGCCCGAAGACGCTGACGGTGTTCTATGCCGAAACGCGCCAGGAGCTGCTGCCGCTGGCCGCCTCGGCGCAGCAGATCATGGATGAGTTGGTAGAGCGCGGCGTGCGCATCGAAGTCGTGATGGCGCCGCTGGACGATCGCTTCATGGTCTACATTCTGGGCCGCGGCGTGCCGCCCCCGAACAACAACACCCTGCGCTGGTGCACTGGCCAGATCAAGATCGAGCCGATGGAAGAGGCGCTACGCCGCCACGTCGAATCCCTCGACGGCCAGATCCTGATGATCACTGGCGTGCGCCAGGGCGAAAGCGCGATCCGCGACCGCCGCATCGAGATGAGCTGTGGGAAGGACGGCGCAGAGTGCGGGCAGGGGTGGTATCAGCAGGTGCTGCCGAACGCAAAGGGCCTACGCGGCCGGCTCGCCACGCTGGCGCCGCTGCTGCACTGGCGCGTATGCCATGTATGGGAATGGCTGAAGCACTGGGCGCCTTCAGCGGAGTTTGGCGACTGGAGCACGGCAGCGATCGCGGATGCGTACGGCGGCGACGAGGCGGAAGAGATCAACGCGCGCACCGGCTGCGTCGGTTGCCCGCTAGCCCAGGAAGACACCGCGCTGAACACGATCCTGTTGAATCCACAGTGGGCCTACCTGGCACCGATGAAGGGCATCAAGGAGCTATGGCGCGAGCTGCGCCTTCCCCAGCACCGACTGCGCAAGGCCGGCATCGAGCGGCTGAAGGACGGAAGTATAGGCAAGAACCCGCAGCGCATGGGGCCGCTGACTTTCGAAGCCCGCCTGATGGGTTTGGAGCGACTGCTGGCGATTCAGACCAAGGTGAACGCCGCCGCGACGGCGCTGCGCCGGCCGCTGGTCGACATGATCAATCCGGAGGAAGAGGCACGTATCCGTGAGCTCATCGCCCTGGAGACGTGGCCTCGAGGCTGGGATGGTGACGAGCCGATAGCCACGACGGTGATGGACGTGGTCTACCAGAACGGAGCGGTGCAGCCGCGGCTCTTTTCGGAAGCCGAGCTATGAATCATGCGTTATTTTTTTGGAGGCGCAATTGCCACGGTCCCGTTTGCATCGACCGACACGACATCGATTTTCTTTGCCGCATCCGCCGCATCCTCGGCAAACATGTACGTGCCCATGAAGTCAGCGTCTTTAAGGTCGGAGCCGGTCGAGCCATCTTCGCGCGCGAAAACCACCCGTACGGAAGGGATCCAGCCTTCGCCATGGTGGACAGCACTAGGGTCGATAGCAAAACGGATGGCTCCGGTGCCCGATGCCAGAAGTCGAGTCAAGGGTTGCGCATCAGGGAAAGCACCTCGGAACCCAGAGGTATCGCCAAGGTGTTCGCGAATCCATTCCTCCGCTTCCTCAGCACGGTCAACGGTACGAAGATCGAAGATGGTCGCGTGCAGTTCAACGGTGGTTTTCATCAGCTGCTCCAGTTTATTGGGATGAGCGAACTCTACACCGCCGAAACAAAGTTGTCATTACGCAAATTTGATACATCTGCCGGTTGCCGGCTTGAAAGGACAGCATGACTCAGACCAACAATACCGGCTTCTCCCCCGAATCCCTGCGCCTGATCGGCGCCGCGCTCGCGCTGCATCATGTGGAGGGGATCTCCGCCAGCATCACGCCGATTCCCAGCACCGGGCGCTTCGTCGCGATCGGCACGCCGGCCGAGGTGGCGCGGCTGCTGGAGATCGCGCCGGCCAGCGCGCAGCCGAACGATGCCGACCTGTTGCAAGCACTCCAGAACGCGGCGCGACTGCTGCGCGCGGCCGGTTTCACAATGAACGGGACGTGTTCATCGAAGATCGTTGAGGCAATCAACAAGCATGCCAGCGCGCAGCCTGTAGCCGCAGCGCCTGCCGGCTGGACTGCGCTGTCCATTATCTACAACGATGACATGGAGCATCCCGAGGAAGTCGCTTACGGCCCGAAGTTCATGATGGACCGCCTCGGCAAGTGGCTTGACAAATTCATGGCGCAAGAAATCGCGCAGCGAGACGGAGCAGAAGATGCCGCGCGCTATCGCTACATCGCCACCTTGATGGACTGGAGCGACATCGAGCGTATGTGCTGGAGCACGCCTGCTGAAAGTGCGGAGGAGTTCAAGCGCGGACTCGACAAGTACATCGATTCGAAACTGAAAACGCTGTCCAGCGACCACGCGGAATGTATCGAACGCATCAGCCGCCCCGCCCCTGCCGCGCCGGTAGCGCAGGCCGGGTACCCTCTGGAAGAGTACCAGCCTGGCCAGTGGTGGATTGAGCGCATGGAGGCGCTGTGGGGCCACGGCGAGGTAGACGACGACACGCGCCGCGCCGCCAAGGTAGTTTGTAACTTCGCCGCCGCCGTGTTCGCTGGCCGGTCTGCCGGGGTAGCGCAGGCCACCACGGCAAGTGCGAGCGGTGCGGAAGATACGCAGGTTGCGGAGCCGGCGGTTGCCCCTTCGAAGAGGCGGGAAAAGCTGCTGACACTGGCTGACCGCATCGACCACGAAAAGCTGTGGCGGCGTCCGATGATGTTCCGGGATGGACTTACGGACGACCAACGCGACCGGCTCGACGCCGCCGTGAACCTGCGCCGCTACGCCGACCTGCTCGCGCCCGGCCGCTGGCTCGTGCTGCCGCCGACCGGCAATCTCCAGTTCAGTGCGGGATCGCTCGAAGCGGTAACCGAAATGGCGAAGCGGGACCAGGAGCGCACCAAGCGTAGCGGGCTGGCCGTCATCGCCCACGACCACAGCGAGGGCGGCCACCATGACTGAACGCGGGCCCGATCGCCGGTGGCGCGCACGCGGGCCCGGCCTGCTGCTGCCCGAGCGCCGCGACGGCTTCGACCGGCGCGCGCTGGTGGCGCCGGCGCCCAGCACAAGAGGAATGATCAGGCCAGGCGTAGGCGAGGCGCGCCCGCCGCACGAGCGCCGCCGGTACCTGGACAGTGGAATGGAATAGGAGGGAGCGATGCTGCGATATGTGACAATTTCAAAATTTGCAATTGAATCGGGTTATACCGAGATCGCGATCAGGGCCAAGATCCACGATGGTATCTGGCCAGAAGGCAAGGTCTGGAAGAAGGCTCCAGACGGTCGAGTTTTAATCAGCACGGAAGGATACGAGGAATGGGTAGAGACGGGCGGGGTGTTAAAGCTGCGTCGGAAAGCAGCATCGAAATCAGCTTCATGTATCGGGGTGTCCGCTGTCGGGAAAGGGTCCCACTTAAGCCCACCGCCGCTAATCTGAAGCGGGCCGAGCAGCATCGCGCTGCGATCCTTCATGCGATCGCGGCGGGCAATTTCGACTACCGGGCTTCGTTCCCGGATTCGAAAATCGCGGCTAGGTTCGAGGAGGCGACGGCTACGCCGGGCGACTTGATGACGGTGGCGCGCTTCCTCGACGCATGGCTGGACCAGCAAAAGCTGGAGCGCAAGGCGAGTACCTACGACACGTACCGGAAGATCGTGATCGGCAAACTGGATCCGTGGTTCGGGAAACTGAAGCTGACGGAGCTCAAGCGCAAGCATGTGCGCGACAAGCTGGCCAGCTACCCGGCAGGCAATAAGACGCTGGGCAACATCCAGAGCGTGCTGCGCGCGGCGCTGGAAGCGGCCGTCGACGACGATTTGATCGAGTCGAACCCGCTGGCCGGCTACACCTACCGGAAGAAGGAGGCGCCGAGCGACGACGAGATCGACCCGTTCGACCGTGTCGAGCAGTCGGCCATCCTGGCCGCGCTGGAAGGCCAGGGCCGCAACCTAGTGCAGTTCGCGTTCTGGACTGGCCTGCGCACGTCGGAACTGGTGGCGTTGGATTGGGGCGACGTCGACTTCCTGCGCGGCGTAGTGCGGGTGTCGAAAGCGCAGACTCAGCACGCTTCAGCACCGGAAGCGCCGAAAACAGCGTCGGGCCGGCGCGAGGTCAAGCTGCTCGACATGGCGGCAGAGGCGTTGGCGGCCCAGAGGGCGCACACGTATTTGAAGGGGAGAGAGATATTCCAGAACCCGCAGACGCTGGAGCGGTGGGCTGGCGATCAGCCAATCAGGAAGACGCTGTGGACCTGGGCGCTGAAGCGCGCCGGCGTTCGCTACCGCTACCCATACCAGACCCGCCACACGTACGCCAGTATGATGCTGTCGTCCGGCGAGCATCCAATGTGGGTCGCGCAGCAGATGGGCCATGCCGACTGGTCGATGATCATCCGGCGCTATGGTCGGTGGATGCCGGACGCTGACGACCAGGCTGGCAGCCGGGCAGAAGCGGTATATGGAAAGAAAAAGGACGCCGCGAATGTATCCGGGGCGTCCTGATCAGAGCTGTCATTATGTTGGCATTACCCAGCAAAATCTACAGGTAATCCACCAACATAATTCCAACAATTAGAATCTAAGTGCTTGATTCTAAACAGTGTACTGGTGGAGGCGGAGGGAATCGAACCTGCGGAATTTGAGCGCCCATGCGGGTTTCACTCGGCATGTTGGCAGAAAGCTGGCATTCAGGCGGCACGATCACCAGATTGCCATCCACCACCTGGGCCACCAGCTCCGAGCCGCGCGGCGTGATGATGTGGAAGTCCATCAGCCGACACCTTTTACCTTCTCGACGGTCCGCAGGCCGCCAAGGCCGAGCATGCCGAGCAAGATCGTGTTCATCTCGGCGAAGTCGAAGACCGGCAGCGTGATCGGGTGCCCGAACCACTGCGACAGCACGAAGGCAGCCGGTCCGCCGATAAACTTGAAGGCGAAGGCGGCGCCGCAGACCCAGCCCACCGCAGGCCGCCAACCGGACACGAACAGCGACTGGCTGGCGGCCTCGACCTTGTTCACCTCGATCTGGCCGGTGGCCAGCTGCAGGTCAGCATTGAGCTGCGCCAGGTCGCCGGCCTGAGCCATGCGCATCACTTCCAGTTTCGCATCGGCCGCCAGTTTCGGGTCGGGGAACAGGCGGTCCATCAGGTTTCCCAGCACGGGAATCAGGGTTTGCCACATTATTTTTCTCCTACGGTCAGGGTTGCGAGGTTCCAGGCATTGGGCCAGTTCTCCGGGTGCGGTTTGCCGGGTCGCCAGGCCGACACGTACTGCGCCCAGCCTTCATCGGCGGTCGTGGGCAGCTTCGACGGAAGCGTGTAGACCAGCAGGCGCGCCGCGATGGCGGCGATGATGTCGTTGTAGCGCATGGCCTCCCACAGACCCTGGGGCGTGGCCTCGATGTTGAAGTCGACGCACATGCCGCGCATGCACGAGGCGGTGAGGAAGTGCGTCAGCACGCCCTTGCAGCCGCCGCCAGGCTCGAACTGAAAGAACGACGCGGCCGGGCCGTTCTCGACGCCGCCGCTGACGACCTGCCGGCGGTATGCCAGGTTCGATTCCTGGAGTGCGATGGCGAGCAGGAAGCGGCGCGCGTCGGTCGTGTCGGGGATGCCGCAGCGCGCGAGTTCGGCGAGGGCAGGGATGATGGCCAGGTTAAGCAGGCGGATAGGGCTCATGGTCAAGCCCTCCAGTGCGAAACGAGCCAGGTGACGCCGCTGCCGATCGCACCGGCGGCGCCGCCCAGCATCATCAGCGCGCGCCAGCCGCCGCGCGCTTCCGCCAGCTGCGCCAGCACGCGGTCGAGCTTCTCGGACTGGGCGGTATTGATCAAGTCGAGCCGCGCGACGGCGGCCTTCAGGTACGCGACCTCGACCTGCAGGGCCGCGAGCGCGATGGAGTTTTGGGTGGTGATCGTGGCTTCCACGATGGTCCTTTCAGGGTGTATAGAAAGGCCTCTCTCCGGAGGCCTTCAGGCGATTCAGGCTGCTTTGAAAAGGGAAGACTTCGGGCTGTCGTACATGAACAGGTCGATCGGGCGTACGCGCTTCATCACGGCCGGGTCGAACATGCGCGTGCCGCCGGCCAGGACGGTGGCGAAGACCAGGTCGGAGCACCACCAGCGGCTGTCGTCCGCCCAGTCTTCGGAATATGTCAGTGGGATTCCGATGGCCCCGAGCCAGTCATATTTCTTGCCCGACTGCGCCTTCGCAAAGGCCGTCGCCGCATCCAAATCCGGCACCCACACCTTCATGTCGCGGTAGGCGACGATGCCGGCCATCAGCTCGGCAATCGTGCCCTCGCGGCAGCCGTGCGTCATGGAAGCCTCGTAGGCCCGGCCCTCGATGATCGTGATGGCGTGGCTGAACTGGCGCGAGCCGGCGGCCAGGCCTACACACAGGCTGGCCGGGTTCCAAGGCCAGCGGCTCGTGAGCCGGATGGTGACGTGGCCGGCGCGCATTACAGTTTCTCCGCGTCGACGAAGATCTTGTCCAGGCCAGCCGCGTCAAGGCCGATCGCGGCGCCGAGCTGGATGAGTACCGGGCGCGCGCGCTCGAATGCCTGCGAGTCGTCCCACTCGATCTGCGCCAGGCTGCGCGCTACGGGATCTTCGATGCCATCGATCGCCGGCTGCACTTTGTCGAGCAGGCCGGCCAGCAGCAGCGCTTGACGTGCCTGCCGGCGAGTTACCGCAGCAGGAATTACCGGCTTTTGCGCCTCCCCCGCCCGCGCGGCGATCTCGGTTTCCTCTTCCGGGGTAGCGTCGCGCACGATGCCGTTGTCCATCACCTTCGTCATGTTTTGCTCCTTAAGTGTTGCGGACGCCGTAGACACGGACCGTCGCGCTGGCGAACGTCGAGCCAGCGGTCCAGAACAGTCGGAAGCCGGTCACGGCGTTCTGGGCGAGATAGAGGGCATTGCCGCTGATGACCTCGTAGTTGGATTGGCTGTTTAAGTAGGCACCTTGCGCTTCGATGGTCTTGTAGCCAGCGGTTGCCGCCGTTGAACGAACATCAAGAGTGAGCGAGCCGCCGGCAGTGGTTGCCCAAGGAAAAGTGCCGAGTTGAACGCGCTGATTCCCGGGGGCTGGATTTCCTGTATTTACGCCCAGCGCGGTGTAGCTCGCGCCAGAAGTGTCTGGAACTCCTGCAACGGCAAGCACGATCGCCAGGTTGTTGGCCGCCGTGGTCGGCTTGCAGTTCTCGATCTCGATCACGTACTTGCTGTACGCGGAGGTGAAGAGATTCAGAAAATCAATGTTCGCCACTGCGGTCGTTACCGTGGCTTGTGCAACTAGTGCGTAGGTCGGCGGCGGGTTGAACACCGGGGTGCCGTCCGCGCGCTGATAGTGCGTCACGATCGCGCCAGCCGTGTCGCCGCGGATCAGGGCCCGGTCGCCGGCCTGGGTCACAATGTTCGCCGCGCCCGGCAGCAGCAGCGCTGCGCCATTGGTCAGCGTCAGCACGCCATCGAAGATCACCGTTCGCTCGGCGCCGACCGGTATGGTGATGGCGGTGATAGTGGTCGTGCCGGTGACGTGCACCAGGTTGCCGGTCGCCGTGGTCAGGTTGATCGTGGCCGCCGACGCGATGTCGGCGCCCTTCACCTCGTTCTGGGCGTAGCCGGTGTGCGTGGTGCCGAACGATGCATTCGTGCCATCGGAACGCAGGAACCCGAGCAGCTGGGCAGGCAAGGCGGTCTGGAAAGCAGCGGTCAGCAGATCGCCGATCGTTGCAAGGCGCAAGGGTGGGGCGGTCAGGCCAGCATTTGCCACCGCCGACGGCGCCGTGAAGCTCGGCTGATTGAATACCTGGCCATAGTTCACCGAGTCGGTGGCGGCCGCGCCATTACCGAGGCCGGTAAGCTTGCGCGTGCCCATCGGCAGATCCGCAGTTGGCGAGCTCTGGCCGTCGCGCGTGACGCAGTTCGACAGGCCGGCGGCAATGTCGTCGGTGTCAGAATCCATGCGCGTGGCGTCGACGAAGATCCCGTTGGCGGCATCATTGACCCAGCTGCGAACGCGCTGGAAGATACCGGTTCCGTTGAAGGGCATTGTTGTTCTCCTATTCGTTGGGGGTGTTGGCGATGCCGACGGCGCCGGCCTGGGCGGCTGTGCGCAGAATCTCGGCGTACTTCGATGGCGGCACGCCGGCCGCCTTCATGGCGTCGACCGCGCGCGTCGGGTCTTTCAGCACGTCGGCCAGCAGGTGGCGCATCGTCTCGTCGTTCTTCGTGTAGAGGATGTCGCCGGCGGTCTTGAGCCAGCCGCCGGCGGGGCGCAGCGGCGCGAAGTTCGCGATGCCGGCCGGAAGCCCGGACTGCTCGATCAGGTTGGACATAGCCATCTTCTGCACCGAGTCCGAGCCGGCGCCGCGGCCGGCGTTCTGCGCGGCGCCGATCATGGCCGCGTCGTCGACCACGCCGTTCAGCGTCGCCATCTGGCCGGGTTCCATGATTCCTTCCAGGGTCGCGCCCCGCATGCCGGTCACGTTCTGGGCCAGCTTGTCGCCGTTGCGCAGCGCCTGTGCGAAGGCGTCGGCTCGGGTCTTGAAGGGCGTGCCGGCGCCATCGGCCAGGGCGGGGACGAATCGGTCGTGCAGCTCCTTGCCGATGTCCATCTGGTTGACTGGCTTGTTCATCTCGATGTGCGCGCGGCGCGCCACCTGGTACGACTCGGGCAGCTGGTCGAGCAGCTTGTTACGGGTCGCCTTCAGCGCCGCCGCCTCGCGGCCGGCGATGCCGGTGGTCGGATCCGAGAGCAGCGAGTCCATGCCCATCTTCAGCGTGTGCATATCGCGCACCGGGACCGATTCCACCGGCGGGATGTCGACGAAATTCGGCGTCGTACCGGACGGAATCAGGTTGTCTACCTCGACGTTGTGATTCGTCATGGTCAGCGGGTTGCGCTGCGAGACCACATCGGTGACGCTCGAAGGGGGGAGGTCGCGCATGCCGGCATACAGCGACTTCGGGCGCATGTCTTCCAGGCGGGCATTGAACGGCATGCCCACCTCATCGGCCAGCCTGATCGCGCGCTTCTCGGCTGCCTGCAGCGATGGGCGACCGGCGAGGCTGGTGAGGGTAGGGGTGACGTCGACGCTTTCCTGGAAGGCCTGGCCGTACAGGTTGCGGGCGTTCTTCTCCACCTCGGCCACCGCAGCCGCGCGATCCTCCGGGGTCTTGGCGATGCCGCGCAGGGCGCTGACCAGCGCGCCGCGCTGCGACCGATCGACGTCGCCGAAGCCCGCCGGATCGATCGCGCGCGCGGTGCGCTCGAGCGCGGCCAGGCCAGCATCGTCGGCAGCCTGGCCGGCCGTCGGCGCGAAGCCTGGCGTGGTGCCGGCGCGCGTCTGCATGTTGCGGATGGCGGCGGCCTGGTCGGCAGCGGCTTTGTTCAGGGTGCGGCCGACGATCTTGTTGCGGCCGTTCTCGGTGAAAGGCTCGACCAGCCCGGCCCAGGCGACTTTGCCCGCGCGCGTAGCGGCCGGGATGATGGCGCCACCGATCGCGCCGCCGGCGGCCTGGCCAGCCTTGGCGCTCCAGAAGTTCTCGTCGGTGGTCGGCTCGAGCAGGCCAATGGCCGCGCCGGTGGCAGCGCCGCCGGCGATTGTCGAGGCACCGCGCGCGGCGACGGCCAGGTTTGCCGGCGATGCAATGTTTCCGATGGTGCGGTAGCCATCGAAGCCAGATTCGCCGGCGGCGGCGCGGCGCGCCTGGTACTCACGCTCGGAATCGCGCACCTGCTGGTCGACGCCGCCCTCCGGCAGGCGCGCCACCAGACCGGTCTTGTCGGCCAGCCAGTTGTTCGCCCGGTTGCCGGCGTCGACCACACCCTGCGGCAGCATGCGGGTGAGTAGCTGCGCGCCGCCGTTGATCGGGTCGAGCATGCCGCGGCCGATCTTTTCCAGCGCGCCCGGGCCTTCCTGTTGCTGTGGAGCCTGCTGGGCCGGGGCGGCCTGGCGTGGCGCGGCGCTGGCGGCGCCGCCACCCGCGCGCTGCCGCTGGATCTCGGCGGCCAGAGTGCGCGCCGCGGCATCGTCGCCGGCATTGTGCGCGTTGATCAGCGCGGTTTCGAGCTGCTTGAGGTCTGCCATTATTGGCCTCCGTATCGTTTCAGCAGGTCATCGACGCTGTTGCCCTCGTAGGGCGTGGTGTCGAAGTAATCGGCGATGCCGGCGGTAGCCGGGTTGCTTTTCGCCTTGTTGACCTTGCGCTGGTGCGAAGCCAGGGTGTGCTGGGAAGCCCGGCGGCTTGCCTCGGCGATGATCTTCAATTCGGCTGGCGTCAGGCTGTCGATGTCGCCGGAGGTAGCCTTCTCGGCCAGCTTGCTTTCCGACTCGGTGATCGCACCCTGTCCGGACATCTGCTTGCGGCCCTGCAGCGTCATCTCGGCCATGCCGCGCACCACCTGGCGCGTATTGGCGATGCGCTCGGCGTCGTCCTTGCCGCCAATGCCCAGCATCTGGCCGTACTGCGCCATCGCCAGGCGCTTCGAGGCCAGCGGCCCGGCCAGCACCTTGTTGGAGTTCAGGGCGGACAGCACGCGGTCGGCAGCATCGATCTGCGCCACCGCGCCGTCGGCTGCGGTTGCCGACTCACGCAGCATCGGGCCGACCTGGTTGGCGATGCTCTCGGCCGCTTTCACCTCGGTCTTGGTCGTGATGTTGGTCGCGCCGGCCCGCGCCTTGCGCATCTGGTATTCCTGGTATGCGGGGTTCGCGGCTACCTTGCCATCAGGGCCCACCAGGAAGGGCTGGTTCGGATCCTGCGGCCCGACGGCGCCGTTCTGCTGCTGGTACGGGTTCTGCCAGACGCCGTTGACGTTTTCGAGCTTGTCGCGCGCCTTGACGCCGTCCAGCACCTTGCGATTGCCGCGGTTATCCAGAACGAAGCCCTGGCCCTGCTGGTCGTACTGCGGCGTGGTCGAGAACTCGGCCGGCTTGCTCAGCTCCTGGATCAGCTTGCCGCCCAGCTCGGGATTCGTCTGGTAGGTGGCCAGCGCGCGCACCCAGCGCGCCTTGGTCTCGGGATCGAGCGCCGGCGCCGCTGCTGGTGCGGGTGCTTGAGCAGCACCAGCCTGCGGATCCTGCTGTCCAGGTACCGACATCTGCGGTTGGCCGCCCAGCTCTTGCGGCGGCGCGGCCGGCGCCGGCATCGATGCAGGGCCTGGCATGGGAGGAGCGCCAGCGCCAGGTGCACCTTGCTCATCAGGGAATACGCCGGCCGGCGCCAGCGCGCGCAGCGCGGCGGCAGAGCGCTGGGCCACGGTGTTGCCGATCTCCGTCTGCTTCGCATCGGTGTCCTTGTCGAGCTTGTTGGCCATGAAGGCCTTGGCCAGCTGCGCCACGCCGAGCAGGGGGCTGTTCTTGACCGCCACGCCGCTGACGACCTGCGTCCCCTGAGGCGTGAGCGATTGCTGACGTAGCACCTCGGCCAGCTTCTGCTGGCGTTGGAGTTGCAGCTGCTGCGCCTGCAGGTCCGCGTTGGACTGGCCAGGGCCGAAGGAAATGGTGTTGATGTTAGGCATTCAGGGCTCCATAGCTGACCATTGCGTAGCCGCTCGGGTGATGGCGCAGCACCGCCTCCGGGCGGACCTGCTCGACCTCGTCGGCCATCACGCCGATGCTCGGCTCGCCCCAGATGTAGTCGTAGCTGTAAAGGGGGATGCCGATCGCGTGCATGCCGATCTGGCGAATGTTGGTTTTCAGGCGGCGGTCCGACATGAGCGCGGCGCTGCCGAGACTGAACAGGCCGCTGGTCAGCGCGTTGTTCCCGGCCACGCCCGCGTTGTACTGCGCCAGCTGGCCCTGGTACTGCTGGCCATACAGGCTGGCGATGTCGGTCGGATTCACGCTGCCCTGCGGCGTGCTGCCGAACTGGGGCGAGTTGACCTGCGAGCCGGAGCGCAGCGCATTCAGTTCGTTCAGGGGCTGCTGACGCAGATAGTTCTGCTCGTTGATGTACTGGGAGCGACCTTGGTTCTGCAGGTTCGCATTCGTTACGTCGTTGCTGAAGGCCTGCCCTTGCGCGGCATTGTTCAGCTGGGCATTTGCGACCGACTGCCCGAATCCTTGCTGTTGTGCGTCATTGTGGAATTTGCCGTTGCTCAGCGCCTGGCTGTAGAGCTGGTTCTGGGCCGCCAAGCCGGTGGCGTAGGAATTGTTGAAGGCGTTGTTGTAGTCGAAAGTGCGCTGCTGGCCGAGGTTCTGGGTAGCCTTGTCCCATGCCTCGGTCCCCTGCAACACACCCTGCTGGATCAGCTTGTTTTCCAGGTCGGACTGGTCCTGCTTGTACTTCGGGTCCAGGTACTGAGCCTGTTGGTTGTAGGCTGCCTTCTGGGCATCCTGGAAGGTCTGGTACAGGTTGGCACCTCCCAGATCGACGTCGTTCTGAATCGTGCCGTAGCCGGCCGTGTTTTGCAGTTGTCGAGTGGGCACGCCGTTCACCTGCGCCGGCGCGCCGCTGTAGTTGAACGGTTTGCCCAGCGTGTCGCTCACGGCGCCCAGCTGCTTCTCGCCAAGGTTCGCCAAGTTCTGGCTGATGCGGTCGCTCGAATCCGACAGCGCCTGCTGTGCGGGCGACAGGGTGACGTTCGAAGTCCACTGGCTGATGCCGTCCGGACCAGCCGGGCCGGACGTCCAGGTCTGCGACCCCCACGGCGTGTTCTGGTTCGAATGGTTCAGCGTCGCCTGGGCGTTGGCCGCGGCTATGTTCTGTTGCGTTTGCGCGGCAGCCGTCGCTACCGGATCCGGCGCGGCTGGCGCGGCCGGTGCGCTTTTCTTACCCATGTTGGAGCTCCTTTATCCATTTGCATTCTTCGACCAACATGCCGTAGAGCACGCAGTCGCCTTCTTCAAAGCCGCGGCGTATCACGCCCTCCTGCACGAACCCGAGCCGCTCCAGGAACTGGCGCGTGTGCTTGGCATCGATCCCGGTATAGGCGCTGACGCGGTCGCATTTCAGGTGCACAAACGGGTAGGCGAAAAGCGCGCGCAGCACTCCCTTATCGAGCCATCGCATTGATGTCGATGCACACGACATCTGAATGTCGTTGCCGCGGTATTCGTGGTAGACGACGCCGCCGACCGGCACGCCAGCGCGCTCGATGCCGATGGCGCGCATGTCCTTGAACTCGACCCGCCCAGGGATGCGCGCGGCCACCCAGGCCGCCACGGTCGAGTCCTCGCCCAGCACCAGCTTCACAGCACACCGCCCATGCGGTAGACGTACTGCACCGCCTGCCACTGCAGGCTGGTCTTGTTGTTCACCGCGCGCATGTGGAATGCCGCCGCATCGCCGACGCCGCTAGCACCCTGCCAGTCCTTCTGCACACCCGACCCGCTGGCCCAGGGGAACGAGTTCCACGGCGCGGTGTTCCACAGCGTGCCGGTGTTGCCGGCATAGCTCGGCATCGAGGTCGGGTAGGTGTCGCGGAAGTCCATATCGATGGACATGGCGATCTCCATATCGCCAGTCGTGCGCAGCAGTGGCCGGGCCAGGGTGACCTGCTTCTGCATGCCGGGCGCGCCGAAATAGTGAAATGCCGTCTTGGCTTCGCCGAAGATGAAGGCGCCGTTGTCTGCGAAGCCGACATCGCATCGCGCAACGAAGGCGCTGTTGGCGACCTTGCCCAGGTTGCTGCCGAAGAATAGGTCGCTCTTGAGCAGGCCAAATACGTTGGCGTTCCAGCCGGTGAAGCGGCACCAGGCCCCGGTGATGGTGTTCATGACGTACTGGTACTGCAGCCGGCCCTCGACCTGGGGCACGTTCACCAGCAGCTTCTTGCCGGCAGGGCTCAGGATCGGCTGCCAGCCGAAGGCTGCGCCATATGCGCGCACGTCGTTCGAGACCAGGCTCTCGATTTTGTCGCTGATGGTGGCCTGCAACTGCGAACGGTCGGTTAGCAGGGCTTTCGACAGCGGCGTAAATCCGTCTTCGGTGAGCACAATCAGGTCGGAGCCGGAGCGCTCATAGCAGCGGCGCCCGACCGGGCGGCCCATGCGGAAGCGGCCGTTCTTCTGCCAGGCGGAGGCGCTCGAGGGATCGGTGCCGCTGTACACGACCACCTCGCCCTCGGACGAAATGAAGACCGCATACTCGACCATGCCGGTGGCGTCGTCGATGGTCCAGGTGGCCATCGCGACCAGGTAGCCGCCCAGCAGGAACAGCGGCGCCAGGTCGAACGAGACGGCCGCGCCCCCGATCGTGTTGACCGGCAGGTACCAGAACCGGCAGCTCTCCTTTTCGATGAAGAACAGGCGGTTGGCGTACATGTTGATGTGCACCAGCTTGCGCGGGTCGACGCCGGTAATGGTCGGGGCGACGACATAGGTTCCGACCGTCGTGGCGTTAGCGCCCGGCGCCGCGCCCGCGGTGTAGGTGAAGCTGTTCACCGGCGCGGTGTACGTGCCGACCACGCTGGCGTTCGCGCCCGGGGCGCTGGCCATCGTGTAGGTGAAGGTGGTCGGCCCGGTCACCGTGATGTTGAAGGTGCCGTTGAAGGCGGCCGGGGTGGCGCCGGCGACGGTGACCAGCGCGCCAGTCGACAGGCCATGCGCGGCTGCCGTGGTCAGGGTAGCGGTGGTGCCGCTCTGGGTAATCGTGCTGATGGTCTGCGGCGTCACCTGGGCCGGCACGGCCACCTGGTAGTTGCCGTTGTAGGCCGCCGGCACCGCGCCGACGACGGTCACCCAGTTGCCGGTCAACAGGCCGTGCGCAGCGGTGGTATAGACCGTTGCCGTGGTGCCGCTCTGGGTGATGCTGTTGATGGCCTGGGCGGCGACCGAGGCATAGCCCTTCCAGGAAGTGCCGTCGAAGGATTGCGGGTAGTCGGCGCCGTTCACGCACACCAGGAACTGGCCGCCGGGCGTGCCCATGTTGGCGTGCTGCCAGCGTGCATTGGTCAGGCCGGTCACAGCCGGTGCGCCGACAGCGCCCTTGGCGGTGGCGTCGTAGAAGGCGGTGGCGCAGGCGGCGAACAGCTTCGACAGGGTCGGGCCGTTGTAGGTCATGAGCGACTCGACCGCGGCCGGGTAGCCGCTCGACCACACTTCGTAGCCGTTGCGCAGGTCGACGCTGGTGGTGCCAGGGAAGAAGTTATCGAGGATCACGGCGTCGTTCGGCGGCATCGCCGCCAGCGCATCGCGCGCGTTCAGGCCGCCGGTGGGGGCCGGCATGGTGAGCGGGCGCGCCAGCGGCGGGGTTTTCGGTTTCTGGCGAGGGCGGCGCAGCATCGTCAATTCCCGAAGTTGCCGAAGCCGCTGTCCGGGATGTTGTCCCAGCCGATCAGCGTGTTCAGGCGGCTCGGGCGCATGCTCAGCGTCGCAGCGCCATTGCTGTTACCCGTGGCGATGGTCAGCAGGCGGTTGTACTGGTCGACGAAGTCGGAACCGAGGCCCTTGGCTTGCTGGTAGCGCATCTTCAGGCCGGTGATCATCAGCCGGTCAGGGAAAACGCAGGTGTCCGTGTCCTTCAGGAAGGCGGATTGCGGCGCGCCGCCGGCGCCCAGTGCCCAGCCATTGCCGATGTATTCGAAGCCCATGCGGTGCGCGCTGGCGATCGGGGGCCAGGTCTGGAAATACGAACCCATGATGCGCCAGCGGATGCGCGGCCCGGTCGAGATCCAGCCAGACTTGAGCCATTCCCATTGCTGCGCGGTCTCCGGGCCAAGCATTTCCCAGCGCTGGGTCTTGTCCCAGTGGGTGCGGTCCTGCATGCGGTCGTAGTCGACCGGCATGGCGTATTTGGTCTTACAGAAGTTCAGGGTGACGGTGCCGCTGCTGATGGCCGGCGTGTCCAGCGTCACCTGGGTGGCGGAATCGACCGACTGCACGTAGACGTCGTCGTCGACGCCCACGCCCAGCACCTGGTAAGTGGAGTCGAGGCCGGTAGTGGCGCTCAGGCCGGTCACCACCGGGCTGTTCGCCGTGGTGGTGCCCGTGACCGTCAGGAACTGGGTGCTGAAGCGGTACGGCTTGCTCAGCGCCTGCCAGATGTAGTCCTGCTGCAGATCACCGCCGAGGCCGTTGAGCAGCGCCAGCAGCTGGATGGTGTCGTCGTTCTTGACGCCGACCACCAGCGAGGGCTGGGGGATTCCCAGCTCACCGGCAGCGGCCTGGATGATCTGCAGCATGTTCATGGATCAGGCTCCTTTGGTGCGGCGGGTCGTCGCCGCAGTGGTTTCGACGGCATGCTCGGCCGGATTGGCGCTTGCCAGGGCGGCGAGCGGGTCGACGGCGGGCGCCGCGCTGGTTGCAGCGGCCAGCGCATCCATGCGCGTCATCATTTCGGCCATCTGCTGCTTCAGCGTGGCGTTCTCGGCATTGACCTCGGCCAGGGCGGCGGCGGTCTTCGACTCGGCGGCCTCGTCGGTGGCGATGCGCAGGAACGAGCGTGCGGCGTCGCGGAAGGCGTGCGGCGACATGCCGGCGATCATGCCGATGGCCTGGATCTGGTAGTCGCTGGCGTTGGCGATGTCCTCGACCGCCAGGAATTTCACGGCGCGTAGCTCCTCGGCCTGTGCCGGCGTCAGGCGCGGCCACTGGTCGATCGGGGTCTTGCCGGCCAGGCGCTGATCGCCGGCCAGCTTGTTCTGGTAGTGCGCCCACTGGCGCGGGAAGCGCTGCTTGTGGTCTTCGCGCACGAAGGTGTCGATGATGTTCTTGTCGTCGCCCGGCAGGAAGATCTTGACCATGTCGGCGTCGAAGAAGATGGGGCGGGCTTTCTGCTCGCTCTGGAACTCGTCCTTCATCGGCTTCGAGTAGAAGAGGACGGACAGGGCGGCGTCGGGGTCGCTGCGGCCCACGTAGTCGGGGTTGGCGACGTCGGATGCGATCATTTGGGACATGTGGTGCTCCTTGAAGTAGTTCAGGTGTGCGATCGAGAAAATGCCGAGGGCCGAGGCCCCCGGCGCGGGGTGTTACACGGATGCCTTCGAGAACCAGGCGTAATCGCCGGTAGCCATGGCGGTGGCCGGCGACAGGTAGCCGCCGCCGGTGGCGGTCGCCTGGAAGGTGGTGGCGTTCACGCTGCACACGGCGGTCGACGCGGCGATGGCGCCGCCGGCCTGCGCGAACACGTACAGGCGACCGTCGTCACCCCAGACCTGCTTGCCGATCTTGTGCGGAACGGCGCGGCCGCTGGCGATATCGCTGGCCGGGACGGTGTTGACCAGGTCGATGCCCAGTTGCGGATTAGTGGAAAACGGCATTTGATGCTCCTATTTCGGTGGTGGGAGGTGGCCCCCGCTCGCGCGGGGACCGTTCGATCAGGCTTTCAGCACGCCTTGGAACTGCGAGCCACGCACCGTCAGGTTGCCGGCCCAGCCGTACAGCTTGACGATGGCGTCCTGGTTGACGGCCTGGCGCTCGCCGCCGATCGGGACGAAGTTGCGGTCCTTGTGCGGGCGGAACTTGATGTACTTGGTGTTCAGGAAGTACATGCGGTTCGAGGTGGCCATGCCGATGCCGCCGTCCAGCACGACGTCGCAGGAGTTGCCGCCGCCGTAGAACTTCAGCTTGGCGAAGCCGGCGCCGGCCTCGCCCGAGCCGTCGCTGGTCACGCGCTGGATCGCCTGCAGGGCGTTCACGTACAGGGCGAAGTAGTTCGCGTCGGCCACGATCAGGTTGGTCTTGTCCTGGCCGCGGACCAGGCGCAGCGCCAGCGCGGTCATGTACTGGATGATGTTGGCCTGGGAGACGGCGCCGCCGCCGTTGGTCACGCCCGAGAAGGCCTGCGAGCGCCAGAACGCCCAGGTGGCGCGGTCGATGCCGCCGTAGGTGCCGGTGTTCGGCACGTCCGGGACAGCTGCGGCCAGGCCGGTGATGTTCTTGCCGGCGTTGCCGGTGCCGTCGCCGTAGATGTCGGCGGCCAGGCGGTTCAGCAGGCGCGCCTCCGAGATGTCCATGCGCGCGTCGAGCAGATCGATGATCTGTTCCTTGCTGGCGTTCTGGAGCATCTCCAGGCCCGACATGGTGACCGCGTCGGCGTACTGCTTGATGGAGAACTGGGCACCCGAGACCGGGCTATCCGGGGTGATGTTGATCGCTTCGTAACCCGAATACGAGCCGCTGTTGTCGGTCGACGGATCGTTGTACATGATCTCTTCCAGGATCACGTTGCCGCCGCTGAACGACTTGACGTTGTCGCGCTTGCGCAGCTCGGCCAGAAGGGCGTTGTTGTTGGTGAGGTTGTCCGCCAGCTCGCCGGAGCGCGACTGGATGGTGGTGGCGATGATGTCGGTGATGGTGCTATTTGCGAAAGGCATGATTGTTTCCTAATGGGGGAGATTTGTTACACCCGGCCGGCGTCGGCAGCCTCGAAGGCTTCTGCCAGCGCGCCGCGCCTGTCCTTTGGGGCGCTCGCACCGGCTGCACCGCTAGGAGTAGCGGAGCGCACCGAGACGGAGGCGCTGCGGGCTTTTGCTACGGCCGCTTGCCTGGCTTGTGCCGAAGCTGCTTGCTGGGCGGCGGCTTGACGCTGCTGCTCCTGCGCGGCTACGGTTTCATCCAGGCGCACGGCCTTCGCATAGGCCTCGTCGGGGGTTTGGGCCATGCCGGCTTCGAGTAGTCGAGCCATCGATTCCCGCACCTGATCGAAGTGCGGATACTTGGTCGCATCCGAGAACTTCGAAATTTCTTGCTGTACTGCCTGTTCTTCCTGCTGCTGGCGCCACGAGGTGACGCCCTGCACGTTTTGCTTCAGATTCTGGATTTCCTGCATCAGCTGCATCGTGGCCGGGTCGACCTGGCCTGCCTGCGCCTGCTGGATGACGCCCAGCGGCACGTTGTATTCCTGGGCCAGGCGCGTGAACATCTGCACCTTCTGCTCCGGGCTGCCCAGCGCCAGGGTGTGGTGGGCGCGGCCCAGGTTCTGGATCCACGCGGCTGGCTGCAGGCCGTGCTGCTGCAGGGTGGGCATGAACTCGGCCATGGCCTCGGTCAGATGCTTGGCCTGCTGCGCCTCGGCCTTGTAGAGCGAGACGCCGGTCGAATACTGGCCTTCGCGCTCCACGTTGTAGGCCGCCAGGCGCTGCGCCTCTTCCAGGGTCAGCGGGGTCCCGGCTTCCAGCTTCTCCTGGAGTGGGACGAACTCTTTTTTCCAGGTGGTCAGCGCCTTCTTCTGGGCCGCGGTCGGCTGGACGACGCCATCGGCCATCGGCGTCGGGGTGCCGGCGCCCGCCGGGGCCGGTGCTGGCGCGGCTTCCGGCGCGGCGCCATCCTGCTGCTTCGGGGCGAAGCGACCGGCGTCGTCGCGCGCGCGGTCAGCAGCTGGCGCGCCGGTGGTCGGCTCGGCGGTCGGGGCGCCGGTCTCGGCGGCCTCCAGGCTGGCCAGCAGCATGTCGCGGCGGCTTTCGGGCTGGTTGCCCTGGTCCAGGTTGTCGTCGGGCAGGTCGTCGTTCAGTGGTGGCATGGTGGTTCCTCAAGTAGTCGAGTGGTGGTGGTCGGGCTTATTTCAGCTTTTCATTGGCCACGCGGATAAGCGTGTCCTTGAGGCCGGGCGGCGGCGCCAGCTTCTTGGGCGCCTCCATCTTTTCGTTCCCGACCTCGACCATTCCGTGCTGCTTGAGGTGGGCGCGGTGATGGCTGCGCGAGGTGATCATTTCGCCGGTGATCTGGCTCTGGTACGGCTGGATGTCGGTGGCGACCATGGCCGCCGTCACGCGGCGCTGCATCGGCGCGCCGCAGTGGATCGGCAGGTCATCGTTCATCTTCGCGATCGAGCGGTAGACGTCTTCGGTGTGGCCGCATGCGCAGCCCAGGGAATAAATCGGCATTACTCGGCTCCTGCAGGTTCTGGGGTGTTCTGGGCAGCGACTTCGGCGGTGTGCGCGGCCGCCTGGGCCCGGCGCTCCTCGAGCAGCAGCTTCACGCGGTTGTCGAGGGCGTTCATGCGCTCTTCGCTGGCCTGGCGCATCTGCTCGAGCGCGGCCGCATGGTCCAGGCGCTGCTGCTCGAGGCGGGCTTCCAGATCGGCCTCGCGCGCCGCGCGTGCGGCTTCCAGCTCGTTCTGGTGCGCGTTTTGCTGCGCCTGCACGTTCTGTTCGTGGGTCGCGACATCGGCGTCCTGTTGGGCCTGGAACCCTGCGATCTCCTTGGCGTTGGCCAGCTTCTTGTCTTCCAGCGCCATCTGCGCCTGGATCTTCTGCATTTCGGGATCCGGCTTAGGCTCCTGCGGCTGCTGGGCGGCCTTCAGCATCTGGTCGAGGGTGTTGTCGAGCATGCCCTCGATGGTCTTGCCGACCTTGAAGGCCGACACCCCGAACTTGAGCAGGCCGACCAGCAGCGGGCCGGCGCCGGGTTCAGCCTGCATCACCGGCAGGGCTTGCTGCAGGAACGAGCCGACGGAGGATAGAAATTCGGTGCGGTCGGCCTTTTCCTGGGCTTCGTCCATCTGGATCATCGAATCGCTGCTGACTTCGATGCGGAAGCCGGCGAGCGGGCCGGTGCTGGTCTCGCTGGTCGGATCGGCAGCGCGGGCGCCCATCAGCAGCTCCATGGCCTGGGGCAGCAGCGCCTGGTCGGTCTCGTCCAGCTGGTCGGCCGCGGCGATTCGCGCCAGGGTGGTCGGCTGGAAGTGCTTGCAGATCACCTGGGCCTTCAGCTGCAGCAGCTCGGTGGCGAACTGGGTCACGCGCGCCTGCTGGTTGCGCAGCCGCATATTTCCGTACTGGCCTTTCAGCTTCTGCGCGCCGTAGGTCTCGGTGGGGTCGCTGGCGCCGCGCGTGATGTCGCTGATGCCCATGAGCTCGTAGATCGTGTTCTTGACCTTGTCCAGCTGGTCGTAGGCGACGTTCAGGGCGTTGACGATCGGGGCGATGTCGAAGATATCGAGCGAGCCGGCCAGGCCGTTCTTTTCCGAGAACGCAGCCCAGTTCTTCGCCGGAATCAGGTTGCCGTTGCCGGCCTCCTTGAACAAGCGGGCCAGCTCGGGCACCGATGCGTCGTAGATGCCGCGCACTTCCAGCATCTCGATCAGGCCGTCGATCTTGGCCTGCAGCTTGGTCAGCTGCTTGGCCTGGTCCTGGTAATACTTGTAGTCGGCGACCGGGACCAGCGATTCGTTCGTGACGGTCGCGTACAGCGGGCGAGGGCAGGGGAAGAAACCGTCCAGACCGAGCGGGTCGGGCTTGCTGTCGATGACGCTCATCTGGGTCTTCGAGAACCAGATGGCGGTACCGCTTTCCTTGTCCCAGATTTCGTAGATGCAGGCCTGCTTGCCTTCAACGTCGCTCAGGGCTTGGCCGGTTGCGCTGTTGGCGGCCACCGGGCTCTTCGTATCGAGCGGGATCCGCGCGCCGACTTCCTCGCCGAAGCGGTCGACCAGCGCCTTGCGGCTCATGTAGACGCGGCGCCACACCGCGGTGACTTCCTCCCAGGTACGAGCGACGGAATGGCCGAAGTCCTTCCAGTGCACGTAGTCGACCGGGGCAGATTCGTTGCCAATCTGCTCTTCCAGTGCCTGCTCGGCACCCTCCGCGGTCGCATCCTCGGTCACTTGCGTGGCCGGTACTTCCGATGCCTGCGCGGCGACGATGTCTGCTTCGTAGCGCACCCAGGCCTGGCCACGGCCGCCCAGGAAGCGATCCAGCACGCACTGTTCCATGGCGGCGCGGTAGTGCGGATAGTGGTCGACCTCGAAGTCCAGGCCGCGCTCGAGCAGCAGGGCAGCGACGCGGCCGACCTGGTCGCGGTCACGGAAGCGGCGGGATACATCCGGCTTGGGCAGGCGCGAGAACACGGCCGGCAGCTGCACCTGCACGTTCGACCACAGGATGTTGAAGGACGAATCGCCGCCGGTGGCGCCCTGCGACTGGTCGTAATCGCGGTACTTCTTCACGATCTTGTCGCTGCGGCTCTCCCACTTCTTGAACTCGCGTTCATAGGCAGTGATCGCGTCACCCCAGCGCTGCGCTTCGGGATCAACCTGCTGTCTGTTCTGGTCGGCCATGGCTTAGATTCTTTCGTTGGGGCGTGGAACGGATGCCCACATGTCTTCGAGGGTGACCGCGTTGCCGGCGCCGACCAGCAGGCCGCGAACGTCTTCCTTCTTCGGGGGCGGCGGCGCGGCCTGCTGCATGATCAGGCAGCCATAGCTGAAGCCGTCACCGTCATGGCTGGCCCAGTCGTGGACCGGATCCGAGCTGAAAATCTTGGTCTCTTCGTTGTATTCGTACTTCCACGAGCGCAGGCCATCGAGGCCACGCTGGCAGTTCGTCGCGTTGAAGCGGATGCGCGGGATCAGCACGCGCGCGGCGTTGACGCGGTCGGCGATGCTCGAGCGCGGCACCATGGCCACGTGGTCCGAACCGAACTTGGAAACGAAGATCTCGACGGCGGAGCGCTTGGCGGCGAAGGTCTTGGCGCGCGCGTCGTGCGGCAGCCAGATGCGGCCCAGCGCGCGGCCGCTGAAGCGCTTGTACTGGTCGATCTTCTTGGCAAGGCGGTCGCACCATTCCTCGGCGTCGATGCCCCAGCCGCCGTCGTAGTCGACGATCTGGTGGCCGCCCATCTGCGGCTGCCAGAACCACCAGGTGGCGGTGTCGCGACGCCCAAGGTCGGCGGTGATCTCCAGCGGCGCGCCCATCGGGTCGAACACGACGTCGTCGCCGATGCGGCCCTGCTTCTCGGCCAGGCCGATCGAGCGGGCCAGGATGGCGCCCAGCACCGCGGCGTCGAACGAGCAGCCGTATTCCTGTTCGAACTTGGCGCGGCCATAGTCTTCGCCGAACTCATCGATGTAGGCGCGCAGCTCCGTCTCGAGGCGCTCGGCGGTCAGCACGCCGGTCTCGTAGGCGTCAAGCACCTGGGCGAAGGCGTCGCCGCCGGCGTCCATGATCCTTTTCGCCGCCTGCATCGTGGTGTGCGCGTGGTTACGGCCGCGCGGGGTGGTGATGAAGCACTGCCAGCCGTTGTTCTCGGCGACGATCGGGCGCAGGTAGGCGCGCACGTTCGGGTTGGACAGCGCCCATTCCGAATAGACGATGCCGGCCGGCGTGGAGCCGACCAGGGAATCGGGATTGTCCGAGCCGACAACCTGCCAGGTGCTGCCGCCCTTAAGGCGCAGGATCATCTTGGTGTTGTCGATGCCGGCGCGCAGCTCGTGCGGGAAGGCCTCGTCGATGCGCTTCTTGCCAGTGTGCGGGTTCACGGCGTCCCAGATCGCCTTCCGGGCCTGGGCGTACTGCGGCAGCATGTGCCAGTAGCCGGCAGTGCGCTCGAACGCTGCGCACGCCGTGCGGTGCAGCATGATCTCGTCCTTCCCGGACCGGCGATGCCAGACCAGCTCAGCCAGGCGGCCGCCGTTCTCCAGATAGCTCCAGGCGGGCATCTGGTAGGGGCGCGGGCGCCAGTTGTTGGGAAGGACGATGCGGGACATGGATTACAGCTGCACTTCCTGGCCCTGGCGCGCGGCGAAGGTGGGCGTGCCGGTGTCGTTGGCGGTCTCGATGCGCACCCAGGTGCCGGCGGGGACAACAGCCGGCAAGGCGACGCTGCCCAGGTTCTGGAGGCCGATGGCCACCGACAGCGCCGCGGGCAGGCCGCTGGATCCGCTCACGAGGGTCTGCTGGCCAGTCGCGCATGCGCTGTCGCTGTAGCTGCGCAGCGCCACGGTGCCGCGAGCGCCGCCGACCAGGGTCAGGGTGGCGGTGACGTCGATCGAGTAATTGACCTGCACGTCGCGCGTGGACGACAGCTGGAAGCAGGTATTGAGCAGCGGCGTGCGGTAGGCGAA